TTGCAGCTTCAGGTACAACTGTTAACGTATTAAGAAATTCAATATCATTCAACGAGACCTTACTGTTATTCTCCGACACATCACAGTATAAACTCGCTTCAGCAGCTGAGACAATTACCCCGACCTCAGCTGTGTTGAATGAAGTATCAACATTCTCACACAATGCCAATGTAACACCTGTATCTTCAGGTAGATATGCTTACTTCTCACAAGTACGTAATGCAAACACAGCAGTAAGAGAATATTATTCAGACAATGATACATTAACTAATGACGGTTTAGATGTTACTGTTGCGGTACAAACTTTGATACCTGACAACGCTTATTCAATATTAAGTAACACAACAGAAGATTCTTTGATAGTGCTGTGTTCAGATACAGCTGACACTCAGACAGCACCATACACTACAGGAACAGCTGTATCACCTACCAATGCCAACACAATGTATATGTACAAATACTTCTTTGATAGAGGGGAGAAAGTACAAACAGCGTGGTCTAAATGGCAACTAGACAATGTTAAAATAATAGGTGGAATGATAGACCGTAGTTTTGTATACCTATTTGTAGCTGAAGGAACAGACACAAAGTTACTACGTATTGACTTACAAGACTTAGCAGATTCAACCATAGGTCATAATGTATATGTAGACCTTAAAACAACAGCAACTGGTACTTATGATTCAGTTACTGACCTTACTACATTTACTAGCCCATATGGAGCTAAGACAGGATTAATAGCTGTAAACGCTTCTACAGGAGCTAACTACACAGCCACGAATACCACAGGTTCAACATATACAATACAAGGAGACCACACTAGTTTAATTATAGGCGTGCCTTATGAATCTAAATATACACTGTCACCACAGTACGTAAGAGAATCTTCAGGACAAGGGGCTATAGCTGTTACTTCAGGTAGATATCAGATACGTACTATATCATTTGACTATGAAAACAGTGGATTCTTCCAAGTAGAAGTAACACCTGAGAATAGAGATACATATACCACATTTATGAATGGTTATATTATTGGTTTATCAGGAGCAGTGGATAACCCAGCGATTTCGTCAGGTACTATTATTGTTCCTGTACAAAGTAGAAATACATTATTTACATTAGATATAAAGAGTAGCTCACACTTACCTATGTTTATTCCTAGTGCTGAAGTGGAAGGTTACTACCACAGACGTTCTAGGAGAATATAGATGGCACATGTGAGGCGGGCAATATCAGCAGACATAGCGTTTCTTGCACCTAAGATGAGGCAAGCAGACAGAGATGAAATCAAAGCATCAGATAACATAGGGGCTGCTGAGGCTCTTATGACACCTTTCCAAGAAAAAGGACATAGAACATGGAGTGTCATAGGAACAGAAGAAGAATATGTTGTAGGCATGTTTGGTAGTGTTCCAACGTTAGACCGTGACTATGGTGTAGCTTGGTTACTATCTAGTGATGAGTTATTTAATTACAAGAAAGAATTTATAAAACAGTCACCTGAATGGGTGGCACAAATGGGAAAAGGTTATAAATATTTATTTAACTATGTAGATGTTAGAAATGACAAGTCTATTAAGTGGCTTAAACATTTAGGATTTAAAACAATAAGACGAGAGGAACAACATGGCAAAGGTAAAATGCCATTCTATTTAATGATGAAGGAGATAATATGTGTGGCGTAGCTGAAGCTCAATTAGCAATAGCTGTTTTAGGAGCTGTTCAAGGACATAACCAACAGAAAGCAGTAGCAGAAGCTCAAAGAGAATCTAATAAGATTACTGAGCAAAACGCTAATATATCTTACCTTAATGATATACAACAAATAGAAAGTCAGAAAGTAGACGCCGCTAGAGAATTTGCCTTAGAAAGTTTTAAAAGTAAAATGGACTTACGCAAAAAACAAGCCACTGCACTTAATTTAGGTTTTGGTAATCCATTTAAGGTGGTGCAAGATTTAGCTGGAGCAGCTGACACAGACTACGTAGAACTGCAAAATGCTTTCTTATCAGACATGTATAAAGCTAATTATCAATATACACAAGCGTATGCAAACATGCAGCAAACCCGTGCTAAATATATTAAGCCTGTGGTAGAACCTTCAAGCTCAGCGTTAGCTTTAAACATAGCTGGGGCTGGGTTAGGATATGGAGCAGCTTATAATCAAGGACTAACCGTTTTTAATAAACCATCTACTATTAACACAGTAGCAAAATCAGGGGCACAAACTTATGGTGGGTCAGGTGGTTTTAAAGGCTTTACTCCAGCTGGTCAATATACAATTCCAACAAAAACACTAGGTAATTAATTATGGCATATGAATCTAAAGTAACTAATAAATATTTCGGCACTACATTTGCTGGCTCAGGTAAAGTAACAGCGGACACAGAGTTAGGACAAGTAGTTAACGCCTTACAAAAAACTTTTTCTCCAGCATTTAATCAATTTGGTTCTTCTTACATTGAAAAGAAACAAGATGAAGCTGGTAAGAAAATGCAAGAGTTATATGCTATTCATGGTGAAGATACTTTAAAAGAAGTGCAATCAGGTAAATATCCTGAATTAGAAAGCATGTATGCAACAGCGACTAAAGAATTACACTTAGGTAAGTTTGCAGCTTCTGACGCTTATTTAAAATATAAAGAACAAAAACAGGAATATAATCCTGACCAACAAGATTTAAACTCTTTTATGTCTCAGTTTGTTCCTGAAAACATAGCTGACAATGGTAAATTCTTTTCATCAGGGTTTGCTTCTACATGGAACAGCTTTGCAGCGACAGAACTGTCTGCGGACGCTACAGCACGTGCAGACGCAGCTTTAAAAAGAGACATGAATGAGCACACTGTAATTGGAGAAGCTTGGAGTAAAGACACTAATATAAACTTTTATGACCATGTGTTTGGACAGAACGGATACAGAGAAAAATCTAATACAAGACAAAATGAGTATGCAAGAAACACTGTGAAAGTCATGACTGACAAGGCAACAACTCTTGACAGTATAACACAAATAGAAAACGTCTTTTATGAAGACAGAGGAGATGGAAGAAACATGTTAACTTCAGGTAATGAAGATGACAGTAAACTGTGGCAAGAATTACAATATAAAAAAGCCACTTTAATTACAAATAGAAACAATGCACAGAAAGTAAAAAACAAACAATTTGAAATGGATTTATTCACTGATTATGCGGCAACCCTTTTAGGACAAGAAGACCATGAATTTAAGCTAGGAGATGGACTTGTAACGTATGATAAAGAAAATCTACAGAATACTAAAGACGCTCTTATTAAAATAGCTATTGAGAATAATAGAGGAGACTTAATTGATGATTTAGGTAAGCTAGAAAACAATGAAAACACTATTACTGACAACGGTGTTATTGAAAATTTAAGACAACAAGCTTGGTTGGGACAGTTTGATGATATGACTGCAAAACAAATAATGGAAGAAGTAAGCAGTGTTAATGGTCAAGTAAAACATGTTAAGGACATTTTAGACATAATAAAACAACGTGGTGAAAGTAGATTAAACGGAAATCCACCTGACCCTAGAGACGACCCTTTTTGGACAAAGTATCTGGATATTAGAAAAAGCATTGAAACAGCTTCTACATTTAAACCTTTAGAAATATTAGAGAATGACCAACAAAAATTAATAATTAACCAAGTATTAAACAATCAAGACAGAGAAAAAATCTTAAACTGGCACAGGGGTAATCCTACACCACAACAAGGCTCTAACGCATATTTTGACTGGTTACAAGGTAGAGATACTTTTATTCAACAACTTCAGGCTGAACGAGATGGTATTTTAAATAGTCGAAGTGTTATTGAGGGACTAAAAGAATTAAGCTACGCTGGACAAGGGGGAGCTGTTAAACGTTTAAGAAGCATGGCTGAAACAAAATTATTAAACAAACTTGATAGAGAAGATATACTAACTAAGGCTAATGCTTTATTGCTATCACCTAAAGAAGTCGTAAGAATGACTATTCAAAAGGCTGTTCAAGAGGGTGAAGTACCATCTTTAATAGCTGCGGATGAATTTACTGAAGGAGACTTAATAAATTTAGTCGAAGAAGATTTATTTGGTAGATTAGACATTAGTCCAGCAGACCTAGAAGCTAATGTAGCTGCAAGAGACGCTTTTGTATCTAGTGTTACAGATTTTATCCAACGTGACCCAATGGATTTAAACCCTGAATTAATAGAAAGAGTAAACACTTTACTAACAAAAGAAGAAGCAAACAATGACTTTCCACAATTAAAATCTTTCTTAGATAACTATTACCAAGAGATAAACCCGTTGTTGCAAGGGGCAAAACTTTCTTATGTTATTAAAAACATAACAGATGACCAGTGGTTATCGTTGTCTACTAACTTAGGACTACGTCCTGAAGTGTTACAAGAAATTACTGAACAACTATACAACGTAGATTTAGGAGAATAATACATTGGCTGAAAAAGAATTATATAGTTTAGACGAGTTATTAAAGCCGTCAGTAAAGAAATCTAGAGAGACAACTCCAATAGAAGAAACTAAAGATACTTCTTACTTAAACACTGTGTCTACAGGTTGGAATAACTTTTGGACAGCTAGAGAAGAAGCTAATTTATGGGCTGAAACAGAACTGTCTAAACCTGAAACTATGGAACGATACAGAAATTTCGCTAAAACACGTCCTGAAATATTTAATACAGGAGATGAAGAGTGGGATGACATGACTCATGATGAATTAAAAGCAGATTTTTTTGAGCATGGTTCTTATAGAAACAACAACTCAGTAGCAATGGGAAGAGACCTTTTTGATTTAAGTGTAATGGATGAAGATTTTAAACAAGAATGGAATTATTTTGAAAAAGTGTTTCATGCTGCCCCAGCTTGGGGTAAGCATAGAAGTGGGATAGCGGCAGTAGGGGACATTGGGGGAGCTGTGATAACAGAGCCTTTAAATCTTTTTGGTGGACTAGGTGTTTGGACAAAAGCTGTTAAAGAAGTTAATAAACAATTTACCAAAGAAGGAGTAGGGGGCGTTCTTAAAGACGAATATGTTAAACAAGTTAAAAAGAAAGCAGTTAAATTAGGGGCAGTTAATGTAGCTAAATATAATGCCTACGCTGGAGCTGGTCTTGATGTTTTAAAACAAACCAACATGAAAGTGGCTAACAATGACTATGAATACGATTGGTCTAGAACTGCTATGTCAGCTGGTTTTTCAGCGGTTGTGGGTCTTCCTATAGGACACGTTAGCTCAAAAATAAATTATTCCCGTGTTAACCCTGATGTTTATTTTAATAAAGATACTGACTGGATAAAAATAGATGACTTAGGTCTTTATAATGGAGCTCCTATTCTATCGTTAAAAGAACAGTCAGGTTATGTAGCTAACAGTGATGGAGTTGAAAAAATTGTTCCTGTTGAAAAAGGTACTATAGTAGGCGATAAAGACGGCAACTTAGGAAAAGTTAAAAAGGTTGCTTACCCTGACAGACAGGCGGTTGAAAAAGAAGTAACAGTAGAATTTACAGATAAGAAGGGAAATAAAACAACTAAAAAAGTAAAAGAATCTGAAGTGTTTGTACAAACAGACCCTGAAGTTTTACCTAAAGAATTAACAGGGGCAAAACCTCGTTATTATTATAGAGACTCTCAGATAGATTTAGAGTTTGAAAATGACATAGTTAAAGCTTTATACATTGTAGGTGGACGTGGAAAAAGTGCTAAACATGAAGAATACTTAGATTTCTTAAAAAAGAACGGTGTCGAAGATATTGAGACACAATCTAAAACACTTAGAAACTACATTAAAACTGAAGCTAAGAAAGGCATTACAGATGTAAAAATCGCAGCTCATCATGTTAAGTCTAAAAAAGCCTTACCTAAAAACGTAGAACAAATTACAGGAGAAGGTGTAGATGGTGTTATAAAACCAAGACTTTCTGATGAAGCAAAACAAGTAAAAAATAAAGCTGACGAAGTCCCTTTTAATCGAGACGTGTTTAGAAATCGAAATCAAATGACTGATGAAGATTCAGCTAGATTTGATAGTATTATGGCTTTTATCAAAGAAAACTATTCCGCCCTTAAAGGTACTAATAAATATATTAAAGAATTTAGAACCGTTACAAGAAAGTTAGAAGAATTATTAGACGACTTTTCTACACGAGCTGGCATGAGAATAAGTAAACAAACTAGAGGTCAAATCATTACTGACGCTTTAGATTGGGCTAAGACAGGTAAAGAAGGTGGTGTACAGTTAATAGCTGCAAGACTACAAAATTCATTAGACATGGAAACTCTTAGCCAAAAAATAGCACAAACTAAAGCAGCTAAGACTAAGGAAGCTCAAGATGAGGCTCTTAAACAAGAGCAAAAAGCTTTGGATGATGTATTAGAATCTTTAGTTATAGCAGATAGATTACAGACAATAATGTCTGACAACTTAACAGCAGCTAAAGTAGGGATTAAATTAACTGACGCACAACGTTTAAAGAAACAATATATACATGAAACTTTAAAAGACATGTTGAAAAGTGAAAACGTAAATACTTTAAGCCCATCAAAAAGACATCTTCTTAATGAGAAAATAAAAGAAGGATTAGGGAATGATGAAGTCATGTATTCTTTGTTGCGTAAGTATGAACAAAATAAAGATGAGAATGTTAACTTTGCTGCATGGTATAACGAGTTTACCACAGCTAACTTATTGGGAGACCCTATTACTCATCTAGTTAACATTACTAGTGGATTAATAAAATACCACTGGGACATTGGTCATAACTATATTACTGCTATGCGTTTATACTCAGGGGGTAAACTTGTAGAATACAATTATTTTAAATCAGCGGGAGCAAAAAGAGCAGCTCAGAATGAAATTCAAATGGCTAAAGATATAGCAGCACTAGCTACTGATAAGTTTGCAATGGAAGTAGTCATGTTTAAAACAGCTTTTGATAAAGCTAAATTAGCTTGGAGACGCCAATCAACTGTTGGTGATATTTATAACACAAAATACAATGATGGTAGAATTGAACGTGTACATGAATTATACACAGACTCTTTACAAAAACATAACAACGTAGCTATAAGAGCAGCGGGACACATTATGAGTCCTCTTTCTAAAGCCGCTTATATGACATTTAGAGCCTTAGGTGTTGGTGACACCATGTTGAAACAATTACATTTTAATGCAGCTAGAGTAGCTATGGTCAATCACCGCATGCGTAAACGTTATCCTGAATTGTGGGCTCAAAACGAAGATGGTATTCCTACACTACGTATTAAAACAAAAGGTCAGATAGAAGCTTTAGAAGCTGCTATTAGACTAGAAGAGACTTACAAAGGTAACAGACGATTAACTTTAGGTGATTTCTTTGCAAAGTCAGGTGTAGACAAATCACGTAACTTTAATGTCTTTATGACTAAAAAAGACAGGATACAGTTTTACAAAGATAAAATTAAAGCTTTAAAAGCTGAAGATGCTAAAAAAGAAAAGACTGACTTTGAGAAAACATGGTTAGAAATGTTTGATGAGTACCAAGATGAGTTTGGTAACTTTGTAAGCACAGATACTTTTGCTGCTAGTAAACTAGATGACATGGACGCTATTGCTAAAAGTCCTTTGTTTGACCCTACTTATACTGCAAGAGATTCTACATTTACACAAAACCTAGTTAGTCCTATTGTTCCAAACGCTAAAGACCCTGTATTTAATAACACAGGTGGAGCGGGACAGAAGATGTTAGATTGGGGTTATAGACATCCCTTTTGGAAAACTACACTAGGTCTTAACTTTGTTAGAACTCCTGTTCAATTAAATAGATTTAACTGGCATTACACACCTGTTCTAAATAAACTTCATTTTCAATTTAGAGACATGTTAAATTCTCCTGACCCTTTAGTACGTGCACAAGCTGAAACCACTAAAGCTATAGCGTGGAGTTTATATGGCATGTCATTTTTAATGTATCAAAGTGGTAGATTAATTGGTAGTCATCCTGACCCTGAGAAAAGAAATTCAATTAAGATGGCAGATGGAACGTACGTAAAACATGACCGTATATTTCCTTTCACACATTCTTTGACTTCAGTCGCTGTAATGGGTGACTTAATGAAAGAATATGAACACATATGGGATGACCCTATGCACTCAACAGCTACACAGAAGGTAGAAGATTTTATGGGACACACGCTTGGTCTGACTGCTTCTTTTCTTAATACTTCTCTTAACTCTCAATTAGTAACAAACCAAGCTTTTGATTTAATGGAAGGCATTTGGGGGGCTTCTTTAGGGACAAGTGAGTACGAAGTACAAGAAGCTAAGCGTTCTTTGGAATCATGGGTTGGTTCAGCTAGTCAGAAAAACGTACCTTTAGGTACAACTTGGAAATGGGCTAATAGAGAACTAGCTACAGCTGATTACGAAATGCGTTCATATTTAGACAAGATGGCTGGAGTTAGTCCTTTTGTAACATGGTCAGAGATTACAGGAGACCCAAGACCATTCCAACCTAAACGTGGTAGAACGTATCGTGTTAAAGATAAAGTTAAAGGATACGTTCCTATGTACGGGTCAACATCTTGGGATAATTTATTTAAGTATTCAGCTGAAGATGTTAAAGATGTCTTTAAAACTCAACAAGGATTAGAAAGGTATTTAGAAGCAACAGCTAAAAAACTCCGTCCTGATACTTCTTATGAACTATTAGGAAGAGAAATAGCTGACTTAAATGATTTAGTCGTCCATGAATATGTAGACCCTAATACTAATAAAATTGTTAAAGCAAGAGAAGGACAGACATTTGCTGATTTAAGATTACAGTTAGCTGGTGAATTTAAAGTCAGTGGTAAAGGCATTGAAGATTATTTAAGTGAATTATTAGACAATCCTAAAAGTGCTTTTTACACTGAAGTAACACCAAAAGTAATTGGGGGACAACGAGATGATTTCAAAATTATTTTAGGTATACACACAGCTTTTGAAACAGCTGCTAAACACTATCTAGTAAAAAATGCTTATTCACTTACTCCGCAAGGTAAAAAGATAAGACCTTTATTGAATGGTGTTAATCGTTTTGAAAGTATTTATAAGTCAGAATATTTTGAATATCAGAAGAAAGCAGAACAAGCAGTACAAGCTTTGACTGACCCATATAAATAATAAAGTCCCCGTCTTAGAAGAATCAATTTAGAGGAAACACATGGCAAACAGTTTTGTAAGGTATACAGGTGATGGCAGCACAGCTACCTATTCTGTACCTTTTAGCTATAGGGCACAAGAAGACGTCTCTATTACTATAGATGGTGTTGTAACTACAGCATTTACATGGAATGGTGCTGGTACACAGGTTACATTTACCACAGCTCCAGCTTCCTCTACAGCTATAGAAATCCGTAGAACCACAAGTCAGGGCACAAAGCTCGTAGATTATGCGTCAGGTTCAGTACTAACAGAATCAGATTTAGACACGGATAGTGACCAAGCGTTCTTTATGTCTCAAGAGGCTATTGATGACGCTGGTGACGTAATTAAATTATCTAACGTTAACTTCCAATGGGACGCACAAAATAAACGTTTAACTAACGTTGCTGACCCAACATCAGCACAAGACGCAGCTACTAAAAATTGGTCAGAAACAGCTATGTCTTCTCAGTTAGCTCAGGCTACAACACAGGCAACTAATGCAGCAACCAGTGCGACCAACGCTTCTACTAGTGAAACCAATGCGGCAGCTTCGGCTACAGCAGCGGCAGCTAGTGCGACCGCAGCAGCAGCTAGTGAAACAGCGGCTGAAACTGCTGAGACTAATGCTGAAACAGCTGAGACTAATGCTGAAACAGCTGAAACAAATGCAGCAGCCAGTGCGTCAGCAGCTTCAACTTCAGCTTCTAATGCTGCAACATCCGAATCAAATGCTTCAACATCAGCTAC